GAGGTCTTCCATGTCTTCGCCACCCTCTTCGTCGCCGCCGAGGTCTTCCATGTCTTCGCCTGCTTCTTCGTCTTCCTCTTCGCCACCTCCGGAGACCAAATTGACTCCAAGGCTCTCGAGGTCGACGTCGTCAGGAACTCCTGTTAATTCAATGCTAATTGTTTCTTCATCCAAACGACCATTTCTCTTCTTCATTTTAATCTCCTGAAGCTTTTCTAGTTTTTTTAAGCAATTCTGTATTTTAAGGTTACAGCTCAACTTTTGAGTTGAACTTACGATACGCGTGTTTGCATGTTCATAAAGCTCTGAGATTGTTTCTTCAAGAGAAGAGACTTTGTTTTCAAAGCTTTTTGATTCTTTCATGCTTTGTTCAATTGATGATAACGAATCGATCATCTTTTCGACATAGCGTAACTTTTCTTCAAATTCGCGGAGCGTTTCGTTCTTGCTCTTCGACGCGATTATCTCCATGACATCTTCAAGCGTTACCTCGGAAGCGGTTTGGTCCTCTTCAGCTTTTTTCTCATCTTCTTCTGAGGTTAATTCGCCAATTGACATGGACATTTCGTTGTTTTTAGCTTCAGGTCCTTTTTTAGGATCATCTGTCAATATTTCATCGTGACTTTTATCATCACGATCATCCTCCGCAGACATGTCTGCGGAGGATTCTTCCAATAACTCTTTTTCTATCAGCTCACGAATTCGTGGAGCAACTGCCTCGATAACTGCTCTTTTAGCGTTATCTTCAGCTATTTCTTTTAGTTTTTTTACGTCTGCTATTGCTTCTTCGTAGAGCTGTTTAGACATTTTCAAAAATTCTCCATTTCAATTATTGTCATGTTGATGAATCAGAGGTTCCCATTTTGGTGGCACCGTTCAGCATCAAAGATCCAATTTTTTTAGCGTATTGCGCTGGTGAACGAGTGCCAGTTGCAGGACCCCCAGGAACATAGTTTGGTTTAACATCGACTGCCTTTATTCCAGGATCTGCGGACTTGTCGACGCCGTCCGTCTTTCCAGGTCCAGGTGATGAAAGATCTGGTGTAAAAGAATTAGCAGGGTCTCCAGGATTTTTCCAAGCGCCGTCGGCACCTGCTAATATATCTGGAGAATTTTCGTAGTTAAGACTTACTTTGGGACCGAAGAATGCGTCGCCTGTTGTTGAAGAAGGAGCTAAATATGCATTGCCTGTGCTAACGACAGCTGCTCTATACTCATTTTCTTTTCCAACAAAATTTGCTGTCGGAGATTCTGGATACAGCTTGCTCATTAAATTATTTTTTGCGTTCGATTCCGGTGCGTACACCGTGTATTTTCCTTGTCCAGGCATAATTTCCTCCTTAAAGATTAAGTAAGGTCACTTGTTTCGAAGAGCTTTTTTTGCTTCACGAATTTTCTCTAAACGTTTTACTAATCTAGCTTCTTCAAGACCAAGTGCCTTGTAATAATTATGAGGATTCTCAATAGTATCTGCAAATTCATCAGCATCTACTTCTTCGGCATCTTTTGCTGCATCTTCTGTGCTACGTTCTGCCTTAAATTTTGCGACCTCTTGCATGATGATTCTCTTCAACAAATTCGATGTTAGTTTCATAAAAAGACACCTTTCGTGCAAATATATAGGCTAAGTATTCTAATCTATTTTAAAACATCAAAATTTCTTTGATACGTCCATAAACGCTAACGCTGCCCATTTCGACGCTGCTTCATCTCCAAATAGTTCTTCTGGATTTGTAGAAGCTACGATTCTTTCTACAGAACCAACCGGTTGCGGTGTATGATTGTGGCCTTCATTCATTAACATGTTTGGTAACGTTGTTGAAGCTGTGTCAGCTAAAATTGCAGCAAGAATAGGATCGCCTTTAGACTCTGTCTTTATGACTTCGCTTATTCTTTTCTTGTCCATTATCTGATTTCTTTGGCCATAAGAAATCATATCAGCGGGTTTTTTTTGTGCTTTTTTTTCTTGAAAAGCGAATGACTCTTTTAATTTTGCGGAATTTCCCATGCCTTCGGACAGAATTTCCACAAGACATTCTTTCACTAGATCTTTCAGTTCATTACGAGTCATTTTCATATAGCTGCTTCCTTTTGACCCTTACAATATTACTTCTTTGTAGATAAAATATCATTAATAATTCTGTTGATTCTGTCAGAACGATTAAAAATTCCTCTTACTTCAGAGGGATTTATTGTTTTTCCTTCTGCCATCATAAACGCACCTGGTGTTGATGGTTCAGAAACATAGTCCCAACAGATCAATTGAAAATCATCTTGAACTATCTGGTAATCACCTTGTTTTTTTGTAGAACCAACTCCTCTAGAGGATATTCCTAATTTTACTCCACTTTCGACTAAAGATTGTAATATCTTACCAGAAGGGGTGTCTAGAATTTCCACACTTCCATAGACAACATCTCCGTCTAAGTATGCTTCACGAACTATATGAGAAACATTTTTTAAATTTACCACTGAAGAATCAGGATGATCTAACTCTCCCAAAGCTCTATTTTCAGCTATAAACTTTTGATAGTTTCTTATTTCTCTTTCTAAAATATTTTTCGGGTAAATTCTACCATTTTGATTTAGGGTATCTGCTTTTTGCAAAATACCTTTCATCAAGATTTTTCCATCATTCTTTTCTCTGGACTCTTTTATAGTTTCAGAAGAATAATCAAATATTTCATAAGAATTTAAGAGTTTCAAGTCAGACATCTGACCCTCCTGAAGTTAATTCATCAACTAATTTTGCGTATAACATGTATTCAGAAATAGTGGAATCATTAACTTCATTTAACGGTTCGAACAACTTGCTCTTTACTTCTAATAACTTAGTGTTCAAATACTTTGAAGATTCTTTTGACTCCAGATAATCATTGATAGATTCCAATAATTTTTCTCTTATTTCACTCAATTTTTTAAAGATCGTAGAGCTGTCGTCGTTGGCTGTAGCAAAAGCATAAGCTTTAATAAGAGATTTTTGATCAGACGTAAGAGCTCCATCATATTTTTCGCTTAGCTTCTTCATCATGACTTTCATAAGAAGACGATTCGTTCCTACTGAGTTTTCGTTGACCTTTTCTTCTTGCAACTGGCTCTTTGGAGAAACAAGCCACTTCATCAATGCTTCTTCATATTCAGCTGTTTTTTGCAAGTCAGAATTAGGGTTCCTCCAACTGTTGAGCAAATTCTGTATTGTTGCAAACATCTTGTATTCATTGATATGCTGGTCATAAAAATTATCGTCTTTTAATTGGTGGTTTATACTCCTAATTAAAATTGATTTTTCTCTGTCTAATTCATGCATATCATGACTTCTAGCAGCGTTTTTTGCTTCGAAAATTATTGAAGCAGCAATTGATTCTGATCCAACTGTAGTTTTCATTAAAGCATTTATGAGTCTAAATTCTCTATATAACTCAGTACCAGATTTGAAATTTTGCTTAATGATTTTAAGCGCTTTTGATGATTGAGGTTTGTTATTTTCTACGAGCGCTTTTGATATAGTTTTAATTAGAAACTCGTAAATTAATCCAGTATTTCTTTTTTTATTATGTGAGGATGACATTCTGGTCAATTCCTTTCAACAGTTGAATTACTCTAATGAATAGATATACTTTCAGTCTTCGATGTCAAGATCTAAAGCCGCTTCCTCGTTAGATTCTGTTAATAATCCTTCTTTATTTTTTTGAATCTTTAAAGCTACTGTCATCTTTTTCAAAGAAGACATTACGTCAGGAGGAAGACTTGTCACGTGATAAGTTTCGTTTATCGACTCTGATAGTCCTAATGGATCTTTAAATTGGTTTTTTAACCACTTCGTATCATACGGGTCATTCAACGCTTGATGAGTTGACGTCATTTTTACGAAATCTGGTTCATGTAGTTGCCACTTTTTTCTTCTAGAACTATCATACTGCGCTTTTTTATTACTGTATTTAGTCTTATTTGATTTCTTTATGGGTAGCTTGTCTTTTTCGTACAAATTTGGCATTTGTTCGGGTTCATCTACTGATAATAGCAACTTTGCATTAGGCAATGCATCATCTGAAGGTTTATCTCCTGCAAATAACCCGCCTCCGCCTGTTTCTTCTTCGCCTCCGCCTGCTTCTTCACCACCAGCGGGTGCTTCTTCTTCGCCTCCGCCTGCTTCTTCACCACCAGCGGGTGCTTCTTCTTCGCCTTCAGGCTTAGCGGCTTCTACTTCAGCATCAATGATCTTTTCTTGCTTTCTTTGTTCATTGATTGCAAGAATTTGTTCATCATTCAATCCCCAAATTTCTTTTTGAATGAATCTTTTGCTTCCCATTCCTTCAGGTAAAGCACCACCTATTTCAAACTTTGATCTCCAAAGTTCTAGCTTCTGTTGTTGGGCAACAGTCGAAGGGTTAGAAAGACGTAAAGTAAAGTTTTGTAAATCTTCGTTGTCAAATCCATTTGCATAAAGATGTATAATCGCCAACTTATTAAGTTCAGAAACAATCGTCTTTTGAACCACATTTATCGTTCTAGAAAATCTGATATCTTCTTGAGCTAATGTAGCTTTTGAAGACAACATTTCATCATATCCCAAATAAGCTCTTGGAATTTTTAATGCGGCAAATAGCTTTTTTTGAATGTAAGCTACATCTTCAACAGAAGCTGCATTTTGACCACCTGCCAAGGTGTCAATCTTTGTTCCGCTTTCTCCGCCTCTCACTGGAATGAAATAATCGTCTTCTACACTCAATGGAGAATATCTTAGATCGACCCTACCTGTGTTCCTATCAACGACTTGATTAGTTCTAAGGTTCTTTCTTTGTTCTTCAACATACATTGGAACGTTCTCGGCCGGAATATTCGCAACGTCTACGTAAAATACGCGACGTTCCGGCGCGCGGACAACTCTATACACAAGCATAGCATCTTCAAGAAGAATTAGTTGACGCCAGATTCTTCTAGCGGCTTCTATGACAGAAGATCCATAAGGAAGAAACATGTCATTTCCGATGTACCTGAAATGAGAAATTTCCCAATTTTCTAATGTTCTATTTCCCATAGTCGTCCAACGATATCTTACTGCAAATGGATCTTCTCTATCGTAATTTTCTTCTCTTTCGATTTCGTTTACTGGAATTGGGAATGCGTTGATAACTCCTTGTGTGGGAGATACATCATTATAGAGAAAGAAGTCTCCATACTTAACCAAATTTCTAGCCCATGAACGTAAGTTAAATTCTACATTTAGAGTGTTGTAGAATAGATCTTCTAATATCTGCTTTATTTTTTCGTTATCTGAATAAATGTGAAGTACTCTGCCTTTTTCATCTTGCGCGCACGTTTCATCGGCGTAGATATCGAGCGCCGCAGCAATTTCAGGCGTATATTCCATCTCTGCAAAATCTTGATATCTCATCAAACGTTCTGACAAGTTATAAGAATTTGCAGTTATAGTAGAATAAGTGGGAGACATTGAACGCTGAAACAACAAGGCCGCTGACGATTTAGCTTTGTCAGCAACCGCTATTGTAGTGTCTAATGTCCGAATCTTTCTCTTGACTACAGGACCGCTTTTAAATAAGCGAGTAAGACGCTGAAATAAATTTTTTTCTTCTTTTGCCACGTTCTATAACCCTACGTATGAATATATTACTATAGAGTTATCTTGGGTAATAAATTCTTCAATCAACATCTTTAGTTGGTTTAAAAGTTACTCTTTGCTTTTCGGCCATTGTTGTTGATTGTGGCACGTAGCTTGTAGGATTCTCTATCATTTTTTCAAGAGTGTCCTTCACGTTTTTCAAATGAGGAGTCAATGCATTAATAGCATCGGCGGTTGCATTCTGTTCGAAATCTATGATTTCTTCATATAAATCTGCTGCAGAAGAAATTAAAGATTTTACCCCTGAAGAATCCACTCCTTCCATTAGTGCTTCTTTTTGTAGCAAAATTTTTGCATGAAGTTCAACAGAATTTAACTTTTTTGGCATATTAGTCTCTTTTATCGTAACAGTAATGTCAAATATTTATTACGCTTCAACGATACAACCAAGATAAATCTGCAATTAGTGGATCAGAATTAGCGTTGACATGTTTAACGTCGGTTGGTTCTCGCAATTTATACACATTTTGAGGATTAATTCCAGTTGAAGCTCTTAATGAAGGACTGATGTATGGACTAGCTGAATTAGGGCCATTAGGAATTTCATTTAATTCTCTTCTAGAGATACCCGTCGCTTTTAGCATAGCATATGCCATAGCCATAGCAGATTCATTAGCACCACTTCCGTCTTCAACTAGCCACGCACCAATAGCAAGACTCATGATTAAATCATCATGACTATCTTTAGAAGCCATAGGCTTATTACCATTCCAAATAAAAGCCTGAAGTTGATCGTACAGGCGTTGAGAATGGCACCTTAAAACCTTATTTCTTATAAGTTCTTCAAGCTTTGTTAAAACTTGAACTCTCGTTTTTTGATTCGTTGGGAACCCTGGTAGTTCTGAAGGATCTACTGAAGAGTAAGAAAACGGATCACCTTTATTGTTGTGGTAATACAATCGTGGATATCCGGAGTCTCTAAGCTTAACATTCACGAAATATCCAAATGTGTTATTCTCTGGACAGATGAAAGCATTATTATATTTTTTACCCCATTCAGCCAATAACTCTGCAAACTTTTCTGGAGGTATTTTACCCATGTATTCTGCTACAATCTCACAAGCAGATTGATCTATTACATGAAACGCAGAATAATCTGATGCATCGCCTCTAGCAACATCTGCAGAAATTACATATGATTTTTCTGGTGAAGGGTGATCCCATATCCAAACGTTTCTATCAAATCCTGATTTTTCAATAGGAGGAGATATTTTGGATCTTAAATCTTCTAGATCTTCTGACTGTAAGAACGTATCTCCAGACGTGATAAAATCGCAAAGATATTCTTGACTAACTTTTCTTTTTGGTAGATTTCTAGTTTCTTTTGCAAACCAAACTTCATCGTGCTCTGGGTGAACAGTCCACGGAAGTCTTATCGGATTAAATTCGTTAGCCCCAGCTTCTGCTTCAACCCATAATCTGTAATATAAACCACCTACTCCATTAGGAGAAGAAATTAGAATAGCGTTACCACCTGTCGTAAGCGTGGGATAGAGACCTGTCCATATCGTGTCAAAATCTCTAATAAATGCACACTCGTCTACAATTAGCAAAGATAGAGCTTCAGAACGGCCTGCATCTTCCGACGTAGGTACAGCCTTTATCTGAGATCCATTGCTAAAAGATATTTGTTGCTTTGATGGCTCAAACTTGGGCATCAAAAGCCATTTTGGCAAAGATTGTAGTAAAACAGCTACCTTCTTAATAAAGTTCTGAGCAGTAGCGAGTTTTGTTGCAATAACTAATACGTTTTTATCTTTGTAAAAGATAGCTAGCCAAGTGGCATATGCAGCCGAAACCGTCGATAAACCCAGCTGTCTGGATTTTAGCACAATGTTAAATCTATGCTTTTGAAAGTTTTCTAAGCATTCATCTTGAAAAGGATACAACTCAAATGGAATCGTACCTTTTAACGGATGCTGGATTCTTGCGTAGTGCTTTATAAAATACGACGGGTCTTTACCACAACGAATTATCTCGTTGACTTGTTGCTGTTTTGTTAGTGTTTTTTCAGACATTATGCTAGTTCAAATATACACTTTCTTCTGTACAAAGCAGTTCTTTTTGGATTGTGAACATTAAGACCAATTATTTCGACGGATTCGCCTGAAGAAACTTCTTTAACCTTTAAAGACTGTCCAGATAGGTCTTTATATTTGCTTTTAACATTATCAACTATCGATTTCACATTTTTTACAGCTTGTTCAGACTCAAATAATTTTACTCTAAGCATTTCTCGCTCCGAGGCAAAGTTAATCACAGTCTGATAAACCAAATGAAGTTGATTTTGACCAGCAAGCGACATTTTTGCTGAAAAACCTGAAGTCAAAGGCATGGAAGATCTACCCCATGATGTATCGATTGCTTCTCCAAGAGAACTAAGATCAATATCAGCCATTTTTTCCTCTTCAAAAACAAAGATAACTATGTATCATCACATTTAAAATTCTAAATGAATATCTAACTTTTTTTGTTCTGCTTTCAAAAGAACAATCTCTTTTTCAGGTCTCCACCCAAGTTTCCATTTTTCTTGATTAGGTCTTGCCCATAAAGTCTCACAGCTTTCACAACATCCAAAGCCTTTAAAAGATTTTTCATCTTCTGAAGATCTAAAAATACATTCGCAAACTGGACAAACCAATGGTACAATTTCTCTTGTCGTTTTTGATTTGATCATGTAGTAACCTGAACATTCTTTAATCAATCTTTCGTGAGAATAATCTTTCCACGTCATACGACAACCACCTTGGAATCTTTTTCTTGCTTGGTTATTTCGATAATATGGTCTGCCATATCTTTTATTCCATCCACATGGGTAATCATCAAAATCGTCTTAAAATACCTCTTCAAGCTATTGAGCAATCTACTACACGCTTCCACTCCAGATTCGTCTAACGTTCCAAATCCTTCGTCGATTATAAACATGTCCAATTTTGGAAGAGTTGAAATATTAACCAAAGCTACTCTAATTGCAATGGATGCAATAGTTTTTTCCATTCCTGAACATAGTTCAATTATCCTTCTGCTGTCTCCATAGTTGATGTATATTTCCGTAGAGTCTGTTTCATCATCATTTTCAAGTTCTACTGTAAAATCTACGATACCTTGTAAGATTTTTGAAATCTCTTGATTGATGACAGGAAGCTGAGTTTTTGTGATCATTAAAGGCAGACCTTTTTTTGAAAAGGCATCACATATCATTTCCGTCGATTTCATCTCACGAATCAAACTCTCTCTAGAATCTTTTTCAGATTTCAATTTTTCTAGATCAGATAAAGCTCTTCCATGCTGAGTCGCTAATCGTAGCTTTTCATCGTCATGATCTCTAACAATACTAGATAATTCTTCTAATTTTGAACGTAAGGCAACAACCTCATAATTTTCGTTATTTTTTAAAGCCTTTTGAATGTCAACTAACTTGGTCTTTGCTTCTTTTAAGTTTTCTAAACAAATTTCGCATGAAGATTTGCACTTTTCAATCTCTGTTTCTTTCTTAGAAATTTCCAATTTGATGTTAGACAATAAACCAACAGCTTTCTCATATTTAGAGATTTTTGAAATTATGGAATTTTTATCTAACAAATTTAAAGAGTTGATTGCCTTGTCAAGAGATGCTTTTATATTGGCTTCTTTTTCTTTTTGATTTTGAAATTTTGACTTATCTAAGTGAGCATCTTTGATGAATTTGCAAGTGGGATATTCATCGCCACAAGGGACCTCGTCCAGCAGCGCAAGAGATTTTTGTTGCTGTTTTAACGTAGCAGTTTCTAACTCGTAAGAATGTTTTAGACTTATGATAGATTTTTCGATAGAATCTATTGCGGTAAGTTTGGTTTTAAGTTCATCAATGTCTTCACTTTCAATAAAAGAATTGACAGTTTCAAGTTTTGAAGTTAAAGATGATATTTCTGCTTTTAATGAATCGATATAAGAAGAGCATTCTTGCGCTTGCTTTTCTAGCGAAGAAACTTTTTTCTCTTGAGCTTCAAGCTGAATTTTCGTTACTGGTTTTAGATCTTTATGCAAAGACAATTTGTACTTGACGTCTGTTAGCAAATTTTGGGTATCAGATATTTTGATCTGCAGATCTTCAATCCTTTTTTGAAGGTCTTCGCAAAGATCTTCTCCTTGTTTCTTTAAAGCATCCCAATCTTTTTCTGGATAATTCTTTAATCTTGCTTTAAATCCATTTAACTCTTTGTTGCAATTTTCGTACATTTTATCAAAGACATCTAAATCTAGAAATCTAGACAACAATGATCTTCTTTTAGCTGATGACAATGCAATGAATGCGTTGGTTTCTCCTTGCGCAGAAAAAGAAGTCAGTAAGAAGTCATCAGGAGATCCTAACAACGATCTAATGATCTTTTCAGTGTCTGTTCTTTGCTCACCGCCTAGATCTTCTGCTTCATCGTCATTAATCTTAAAAAGATTAAGAGCCGTTGAAGCACTTACTCCGCCTTTTTTATTCAGTTGTTTTGTCGTTTGTCTTTCTACAACATAAGACTTACCGTTGTGTTCAAATATTGCCCTGGATGAACAGTAAGGCTTTCTTACGTTACAAACGTAAATGTTCTTCATGGATCCTCTATCCGTCGTGTTGAATAAAGAATACATGATTGTGCCTATAATCGAAGATTTTCCAATCCTGTTGGGACCAAAAATTCCTACTATTCCATTCAAGTTTGAAAAATCTATCTCATTGCCTTCGCCGTAAGCAAAAATGTTATCCCATTTCAACTGTTTAAGAGACCATGAAGATCCTCTAGCTAAATCATCTGTTGTTGTGACCAAAGAAAGATACTTTTTTACATCATTTTCTACCACTTCCCAGTTTACGTTAGAATACTTGTTTTCTTTTGCATAAGAACGCAAAAGAGATAAGATCACTTCATTAGATCTAATATCAGATTTCTCTATTACAACATCTGAAGTTGAGATTTTTTTCGTCTCTACTTTACAGTCTGTTTTAAAAGTAACTTCCGTTGCTTGAAATGTAGTTTTCAGTTGATTAGAAATTGTCTGAATGTCACCTTGCGACATTGGTACGTTAGATCTGATACGGAATCTTGACTGCTTTGGATAAAGCAAGGCTTCATTGATTAATTTTTCATGATTCTCTTGCCAGTCAATCGTTACGTAGGGTTTAACATTAGGAAGTTGACAAAACTTAACATCCCATTTGGACGCTGAACTAATATCCCAAAGCAAATATCCATGATCTAACTCTTCTGCGTAGTTTTGCTGAATGGGTGTACCTGGAAATCCTATCCAAGGCTTTCCATCTCTGTAGGCTAACATTTGTCGTTTGTGTATGTCGCCTAGAAATACAAAGTCATATTCATTGAAGAAATCAGTGCTGATGCCTTCTGTTATGTCCCATCCTGTTTCCGTTACGCATCCTCTTACTGATCCATGGAAACACGCGATGTTGATCATTCCTGGGACTGGTTTTACATCTTTCCAACCTTCTTCGTCAAAGAGACTAAAAACACACCAATTGTATCCAGGAGAAAATTCGTAAGTACCACTTTTCTTGTAGAGCTTTATCCGATCATTTTTCATTGCATCAACAATCGGAGAAACTGCGTCTTGCCTAGAAAGATTAGTTAGGTTACCATCATGGTTACCCAATATGATGTGCACCACTGCAACTTCAGACATGGCATTTAGCCACCACGTTAGTTGGTTGATGTATTCAGGAGAAATTCCTGATGTTTTTGTATGAAAGATATCACCACCAATGAAGATGTGATCGACGCGGCTCTTCTTACAGTCATTTATAAAAGCAGAAAATATCTCTCGATATTCATCATGTCGACTAAGCCCACGCCAGTGCACGTCTGCTGTATGCGCAATTCGTAGCATTATCTAAATGTAACGTAGATAATGCGTATGTTCATATCTCATGCTCCGCTGACAATTTTTCGAACGTCAGCAAATCCTTTTGCTAGTTCGATGCCTTTCACTGTTGTTGCAGTTCCTTCAACAAATCCTAACAAGGATGCACCAGCCTTGAGAGCGCCTGCTAGTCCTTGAAAAGCAAAATATATCAATAAAGCCTTATAGATTAATTCTGCTGTTTTTTGCTCTGATTTCGAAGATTTATATCTTTCGTAAGATAAAACTTCTTTTTCACCAGCCGTATGAAATCCTTTTTCAGCTAAAAACTTATATACGAAATATGAAAGTTTGCTAGGGATTACAAATTTTATAAATTTTTGCTCAAAAGCGTGAGTAACATGTTCAGCTTTTTCAAAGATTGAAGCTAATTTTTCAGCTTTCAAATAGACAGCCAGCTTAGTTAACCCTTTAAATAACAAAGGTAAACCTCCGATGATCGCTAATCCAATACCTGCTCCAGTTATTATTCCTGCTTCGTGTAAGTTTTTTCTTTGTTTGACGTAAGAATTATCGGACAATACAACATACATTTCTTTTAATTCTTTTGCTTTTGCGTAGATAGGACCAGATAATTCTTCTTCAGCAGAAGCAAGAGGATTTTCTTTACTGAGAGACTGAGCTAGCTTTAACGTTTCATCTAACTCTATTGATTCTCCTGTCGACTTCTTTCCTTCTTCGAGTGCATTGACGATTGTCAATATCTCTGGAGGGATCGTCTGCATCATGTTTATCTTTTCAGAGATAACGTTTGCCCACTTGTCTGCTGCTTCCTTAAATCTATTAGTAACTGCAACTGACAATTTTTTTATTGCATCTTTAGCAGAATCTAAAAATCCTTCTTCAAGGAGCTGTTGAATTGCTATTTCTTCTTGGATTATTTCTCTAATCCTAGCTTCTGTAATTACGTAATTTCTCACAATAACTAATTATCACTAAAATGCAAAACTTACTGCAGTAGCTTTTTTTAACTTTCTACTAAAGTTATCGTCCCAGCTAATTTGCTTTGCTTCTTTTAACGCTTCTTCAAATTCGATTTTAGACATGCTGCCTGGGTCTCCCCACGGACGAACATCGACTACGATGACGTCTATGTTGTATTCTTGCAACTTTTTCGCGATTTTGGGAGTCTTTTTGTCCCACATGTCTCCATCTAAAGATAATGCAATTGGTGTGTTGTGTAGCAAGATCTTATTAAAGATCTCGTGTCTCTCGTCAAGATCCGATCCTAATATTGCAGTAGAGTTTTCTGGGCACTTTACTAGATCGAATGAACCTTCTACTAACACCAATCTCTTTGACCAATCTATGTTTAGATCATTAAAGACGATAGGATTTTTATCTACGTCTGGACTATCATACTTTGGCTTTTTGTCCTTATCGATCGCTCTAGCTACAAAAAAATTTAATTTTCCTTGTGCGTCAAATGAAGGCATGATGATTCTTCTCTTCCATCTAGGCTCATCAGAAACTCCTAGTTTGAAGTACCAAGCATCTCTGTCAGTAAGTCCTCGAGAGTACACATAGCGCCAGGCGGCCTTTACGTCAGGATCCATACTATTCGCTAACGTCAAAAGCCTAAAATCTTTTGGAAGTTCGAGCTTTTGTTTTTCTTCTTTTTCACCAGTCACTAGCTGAAAAGAGTTGTCAAATAGCCCAAACAACTCTTTGAATTCCGCCAGCTGATTTTGCGTTCCGTATTTTCTTATGAGCGGAATTATGGTTCTTGATTTCCACCCACATACCCAACAGTGATTTGCTGTCGTGTCCGTGCGGATAGAAAGTTTCTTTTTTGTGGGATCAGCAGAAGCGCATATTGGGCATCGAACATCAAAGTTGATTCCGTTGGAAGATATACGCCCCTTACCAAAAACAGATTCAAAAAAATTAATGCTATCGGAGACCGAACGAATGGCCACGATAGCATCGTAATATCAAAAACAATGACTGTTCATATGATTTATGAACAATAAAATTTAATCGATCAACCACCACCCATAACACCTCTACCTGCTGGTCGCTTCGTAAGGTTTGTGTGAGCAACGTAAATATCACGAGCATCTTCAGGCCTGAGCTTCATTAGCTTACCATCTTGTTTAAATGCTACTCCACCATCGCCTTTTTCAATTTCTACATCAGAATCAACTGTGACTTTAACGTTTGCTTTTTTGGCGGCAGCATTAAAATCATCTGATTTCATCATATTGACTTCGGTCAAACTAAGACTACGAGCAACTTCTTCTCGAATTATCTGCCTGAGTTGGTTTATAGAAATTTTCATGTTTATTTTATTTCTTTACAAAATTTATATATCATAAAACAACAAAAAAACAAAAATTATGTGCTAAATAAAGATGCAGCGCGAGCAATTACATAGGCATCTGTCATATCTCTGGATGAATCAACGGGTTGACCGTTTTTCTTCTTCGGCCAATCCACATGCTTCAGGTCGTTTTCAGACATGTGTTTGAAGACTTGCTCCTTACCATTCATTCCGGCGATAGATGTTCGTTGCATCTTTATTCCGCATAGTTTTCTGGCGTGCGAGGATGAGATGTAGGTTGGGTCCACCTGAAATATTCTTCTACCGATATAAGAAACTATACCATTAAACCTCATGAGGGTGGTGATGGTTGTTGCTGATGACATTCCTTTTTGAAATCCCAACAACGGTTCCTCAAGAGCGAATACGACTGGTGCTAGTTTCTGTCGATGGAATATGTCTGATAAAACTGATTCAATAACATCAGACTTCTCCCAAAATGTTTTACACTTCTTGAACTCTACTTTGTCGAGGAGAAGGATGTGAGAACCCTTGTCATCAGGTTGAACATCTTTATCTATAACGCAAACACCTGTCACTGAAGTTGAAACGTCAAGACCTAAAACAATTTTTGACACATCTGATTATCATCATCAGGTGACATCAGGTAAAATCTTTTTATAAGATTCCCATATCTTTTAATTCTAATTCAGTAAGAATTAAGAAAGAGGCATTGTTGATCATGCACCACTGTTGTGCCGCTGCCGATTTTTTCTTGACGGCCGAGGAATCTAACTTCCTTTTTTGTTTGATCTCCACGACGAGTAGATCGCCATTTTTCATCTTCACAAAAAAATCAGGATAGTACTTTCGAATTTTTCCTGAAGACTTATTAGAGATGTATTTGATAACGATCTTTTCGTAAGACCAATATTCTACGTTTGGGTCAGCATCTAAATACTCCATGTACTTTTGCTCCCATCCTGAACGAAACTTACACTCGCCAGCCAGAGGAGAATTATGAGTACCTCTATGATACCTTCCTTTTTTCTTTCTCTTTTTTACTGTCATGAACTAGATCTGTTACCAATCGTATTTCACTCTGAAAGCTATCTTATCAGAGTGTCGTTTCATGATGGGCTGTGCAAGCTGAGTTTTCATGATCACGTTTAGATTATCATCATGAAAATTTATGCCTGAAATATACACGAAGTCAGAGTCATATTCATTAGGATTCAGCGTGGATGGAACCTTCACGAATGTAGGATTTGAAGATGAATTTAGATGATTGACTGGTGCTGACATGTCTAACTTCAAAACGTGAATGTTTTGTTCACCTTTAAATGAAACTTCAAAGTTTTCCTTACCAAAGAAATACAAATGCGGACTCTTTATTGCAATGATTCCTTCATTGTAATAAATGGTTCCCACAGTATTCCACTTGCAAGTAGGTGAATCGCTATCTGCTCTATACAATCCTCCGTTGCCGTTGTCTCTAATGGTAATCTTCATTTCTCCGTTAGAACCTGAAAGAGAAACATCTCTTATCATGAAACTGCCGGGTAAAATACTCATTCCATAGTACAGATTGCTGATATCAAAGAAAGTTACTTGATTAGAGCTAGAATCTCCTGTTCTTTGGTATATCGTCAATGGAGCATTTTCTTGAAGACCTTGTCCTGATTGTCCTGCATAAATTGCTTTATTGGTATTTCTCAAATAATTCTTATAAGCAGGCCCACCAGACGAAGCTGGATTTTCAGGTGTTACGCCGATCGTCTCTTTTATGAAGAAATCTGGGTCTTTTTCTGCTTTATTAGTAGATTCAGAATCTTCAAAAGAGGTGTTAAACACTAATGAAGATGTCAAAAGCATGTTATTAAGACTGATAAATCCAGGAGTGAAGTTATCTAAATCATCTGAATAGAGGTTTTGCAATTCTTCATTCTTAAGCAAATCGTAATCAGGATAAAAATTTCCATCATCACACGGCGTGATCAACAAGTTTCTTTTTCTGACCATGGGTTGATCGTAAAGAAATTCATTCGCTGATCTAGCCGTCGTTGTGCTGTTTAATGCTGATGCTGAAAGGTGATGTTGCCTAGGGAAATTGTTAGTGGCAAAATCTTTTAAAAAGTTTTCAGTGTTGATGTAATGGCCTGCCACGCCAAATGCCATTGCAATGTTGAATGGATCAGCCGTGGTCCCATCAACTTCGATAAAAGGAGTTTGTAGTATTCCTCCCCACGTATTTACGAATTTTCTAACAGGCGTTGCTTCGACAAAGAAAGGGGGAACATAAAAAGCCACTCTAGAATCAATGCTTGAAGGACCTATCGAGCTAGAAGCTTGTAAGTCGGCTTCTGACATATAGTAGTTTTTTATTGATAAATCATGGACCTCTGCTCTAAGAGGGTGATTAAAAGCATATTTATCGGGTTCATCTACGCCTGTCGCTGGATCTAGTTCTAACAGACCTTCTCTGTTAGACGTGTCTCTTGCAAAAAAACTTTTAAGAGTATTAAACCCACTATTACTTCCTTCGTAATAATTTCCGATGCACAAAACATCTGGATTTGTTGGATCAGTTCCGTTATCTGGAAATACCAACGGAGCTATTGTTCCGGAAGGAACTACAAAGTAACCTTTATCGACTCCGTCAACATTGAATGAACCTGTACCTGCATTAATTTCGCTTGTACCCCACCTGACGACAACATGGTGCCATTTATTAAATGTCAATGCATTGTCCTGAGACTCAAATACTAAATTATTTGGGTAAGAACCCTGCGTAGCAATTGATGGAGGAATATCGGCACTGTGGCTTAGCTGTAACAGCATCTTAAACCCTAGAGGTCTCCCTTGACCATCTTTTAAGCTACCTGATACCAAAGACAGCGCATACGTTGATGACAGATGAAAAATGGTTCCTGCTTTAAATCCTTCATTTATATTGTTATATCTGGGATTTATGTAAAAATCAAAGCTGATGGCTCCACTTGGCATGTAAGCTCCGTAGGAGTAACCTTCATGGATTTTTCCATTGTCATAATTGGGGTACAATAGGACTGATGAAGACGGGATACCAGAAGAAGAAAAAAAATTTAAAGAATTATAGTTAACATAAGCCCAGTGAGATGATGGATATGCACCTCTGTAATAAGAAGATAAATTCTCTTTTATCACCATCTTTCGCACTGTGTTCGACGTGAAGTTAAAAGAAGGTGTAAATCTTATTACATCAAGAACTTTTTTCTTCTTTGCAGATACGCCCTGATCATTTACAAAATTCAAAAAAGATTCAACGGCATTTTTTACATCTACTGAATCTGTCGTCGAATTTTTTTTACTTTTTATCTGCTGCTTTATTCCTTGTATTGTCGAGGCAATGTCGACATCATTGTGAGTTGCCTCGACAAAGGAAGATAAAGGTGCTGTCTCTTTTTCTATTTTCGATCTGCGAGCAAATACGTGAACGGATCCTGTGACGCCACTTGAACTTGAAGAATAATATCTACTAGGATTAGTGGCGACAGTGATGCTTTGAAAGTCGGTCGGGTTTACTTTGTATATTGACATTCACGCTTCAACTCGTTAAGGATCAGAAATCTAGACGTACTCTAAAAGTCAAGTCTCTTTCTGGACTCTTCTCTACTGGTCTACTTAACTTAGCAACTGCGAGCAAGTTATCATTTGGATCATAAAGTCCGACCGACGTCACGAAAGTGAAAGTCTGTTGTGTATCTTCTTGTCCTGAATCAATTACAACTATTCTGTTTTGTGAATCTGTAAAAGTAGGGTTTGAAGAATAATTGAACTCATCAGCAGCTGCTCTGCAAAAGACTAACGTACTGTTAATATTCGTTGTATTTTGGAAAGTAATTGCCGTCTGCGATCCCGAACTAAACCTGGTGGCACAAATGTGGTCTACTACGTTGTCAATAGAAGCTGAAACTATAAAGTCAGGAATAAACTTAGAGATTCCTGATGTTTCAGTCCCAGGACCACCTAACACAGCCAATCCTGTTGGAGACATGGCATCAATATTTCCAGACACAAATTGGCTAGCTGATGTGATCTTTTCTAAATCCATCACGGCAATTCCTCTGTCATAGAACAGAAGACCGACTGTTCTATTCGTATCAGCGGCATCAACTATGTTACCTAGTTGACCACCAAACTCAGTTAGTTTGTTGACAGAAGCTCCGATATCAGTGTAAATTGACATGCCAGTCTCTGAAGTTTTATAAAGATTAGGAATGTCAGGAGCTCCGTCGTACCTACAAAGAGAAGCAGATTGAAAGAATCTCATCGCGAATGATTCTCTCTTTATTGCATCACGAGCGAATAATCTCTTAAATGCTATAAAGAACGCGGCATCAATTTTATCATTTGCGCTAACTGATCCATATGGAGCGACAAATTGAGAATTAGCATCTCCTAACAAAAGTTGCGCGAACTGACGATAGTTGTCAAGCTTTTCTCTCATCATCAATGAAGATGAAGGAAAAATTTCTTTTCCTGCGGAATCTACTGATGATAAAGAAGATGAAGTAATATCCGAGTTGGGATAAATTCCAACAGTACAGTCAAAAACAGGGTTAGCCGTTTGTAACGTAAAATCTTGATCATAGACGGTTTGAAATAATGAAGACGTAATTCCGGGACCAACACCTCCAGTTACGAAAACTTGATATTTTCTTCTTGAAGTTGATCCGCTGATGTCTTCTTGAATTACGTCAATCAATTGACTTAAAAAAGAACGAGCAGTTTTTACGTCTGATGGATCTAAGTTTTTATAGGTGGCCATATATTTCTTTTTTCAACGTTTGAGTTCAACGGCTATGTCTTTCACAGCACCTGATTGCATACCTGTCACGCGAACATAGGTCTTTATTGTATTTTTTTGTGTACCTGTTCCGTACACATCAAATACAGTTTGCGTTAAAGATTTTGCATTAACAGTAAACATTAAAGTAGATCCAGCTATGCTATTAGTTCCTGATTTGGTAAGAGTATAATACGCTCTTTGCTGATTGTCTATATTGTTTGGAGATTTGTTACCAGAATCTACCAACAAGAACAAATTTGGTACGTCAACAATAAAAGTTTGATCTCTTAATTCGACATCAATCAACGTTTCATTCAGCACTGTCTGTTCTAAATTAATCTTAGAAGATGTAGCTTTTCCAGAAGTAGACACGGTGTATAAGGTTATAACACCTCCAGATGAAGCTGCATCTCCAGTGTATGTGAAGCTCGGTAATCTAACTAAATTAGGATTAGATACACTTATGAGCCTATATTTCTGAGAATGAGCTTGATTCGTTAATGCTTCAAAAATAGGAGTGTTTTTTTCGATTTTTTCTCTGCCTACCGTTCTACCGTATTTTTGTATAATGCTGTAGTTTACTTCATCATCTCCCAGAGCGAACTTAGTTAAAGTAAAATCGCCATTATTTCTTGACAAAAATTGTCGGCCCGTGTCCGTTAAAACAGCATCAAGGATGATGTTATTGGTCGAATGATCAAGAAAACCCATAATTCCTCTACTCTTAAATCTACACGTAAGTATTAGTTAGTTAAATATTGCTTTCCTTTATTTGCCAAGAATTGATTAACGCCTATCGAAAATCTTTCAAGTTAATAGTGAGTTGCGTAGAAGCTTGATTCTCTATGTTTATAAAATTTATCTTGTATCTTCCATTTTCTGTCACGACTACATCAGTTTTGACGTTATCGTTGTTGACGGAATAACAGGTTGGTGTGAAATAAACATGCATCGTATTTTTGTTGCTTGTTTTTACTGAATCCAAGAATAGATCTTTTTCAAGATACATGTTAGGATAACTCTTAGGAGCATTTTGAGTAGAAACTAATCTTATTATTAGTTTATTTGCATATTGATCAAATTTCACTTGAAACTGTTCAGAGTAATTGGAGCTAATTCCGTGAGCATCTACAGACGCAACTGCGTAAATGTACTCTGAATTCTTAAAAAAATCATCATCATAATAAGAAGATTCTGGATTTGGTGTAACTATTTCTACCAACTTTTGATCAATCTTTTTTTCATCATCTGG